GAGGGCCCCGTAGGGCCCTCTATGCTGTTAAAAACAGCGTTCTTGTTTGAACCCCTGAAGGGATTCTTAAGGAGTCTTGCATGTCCTACGCTCGTATTCGTAACAAGGGTGGCAGCTATGTGGTCCAAGGGAATATGTATTCCCCTGTAACCCACCTCTGGTCGCAGATCCAAGCTACGCATACGGACACGGGGACGTGTAACGATGTAGTGGGGAATTACAAGGGAGACAACTCCCTTGCCATCACTACATTGCAGGACTTTAGTCGGACACTAGAAGGTAGTACGCCAGCGGGTTGGCAGTATCAGGGCATTCCCTTTTACTACTTCACGCTTCCGAACCACCGGATAGGCGATTCGCTCTCAGGGACCGCAATCAATGCGGCAGCCCTGAAGGCCCAAGGGATGACCAATCCGAATCGCCCGCATGTGAACGTTCCCACGTTCATCGGCGAGCTGAAAGACTTACCTGGGCTAATCAAGGGAGCAGGTCTAAAACACCTGAGGAAACTAGCAACTTATCCGCTAGGTCTTCCCTTTGCCAAGGAGGCTGCGAATAAGCATCTCCAATGGCGATGGGGCCTTCGCCCCATGATTAGCGACGTGAAGAAGATGCTCAAGTTCATGGAGGCTGCCGAACGGCGGCGCCAAGAAATCTTGCGTCTTCGCAGCGGCGACTCGATTAAGAGATCGGTCACGCTTGAGGATACCACAAGCCAAGAGCGCCTAGGCGAGCAAGGTTTGTGGAATCAAGGCTGCATCGTTAATGGCTATCGGACGACGACTACCAGACGTCATGTCTGGGTGTCTCTCCGGTGGGTCATTGATAATGCAAACTACCCCAGTGACATTCCTATCACAAGTGAGGACTCCCGTAAGGAAGCCCGAGATCTTGTTATGGGTCTGAACACTGAAGGCGCCATAGCCGCGGCCTGGGAGTTGTTACCCTGGTCGTGGCTAGCGGATTGGTTCTTTAACTTCGGTGACCTTATGGCCGCCAAAGGTAATACCATCCCGGTCAAGCCGACGCGCACCTGCGTAATGGTACATACTCACACCGTGAGTTACTACCAAATTACAAAGTGCACGAATGGAGCCTCCGTCAGTGGAACTGTCGGTGGAGAACGTGAGACAAAGCGGCGAACGCCGTGTAACTCTCCCACTCCGATCAATCCCTCGTTTGTGCCTCTTCTTGAGGCAGACAAATGGTCCATCCTTGGATCGTTGGCTATCCAAAGGCGCAAGGGCTAATGCCTCTGCCACCTTAGAAGCCACAAGGAGACTGCTTATGCTAGGTGATACGATTAGTATCACGATCTCTGGTGCGACGAAAGTCTTCACCAAGATTCGTTTTGACGATTACGCAACTGAATACCTCCTTCGGGAGAGTTTGGTTGAGTACCGCGTCAAGGTCCGCCACACTAAGGCGGCTGACCCTAACAAGGTGAGCCAGGATCGACACAATGTCGAACTGACTCAGACGACGTTTGCAACGTCGACTTTGCCGGAGTACACTGAAAAGGCGTACTTCGTCATGCAAGCTAATCCAGGTCGCTCGACCGTGGCAATGATTGCCGGGTTGATGGCCTGGGCGACGGCTAGCAGTAATGCTAACCTGACCAAGCTTGAGGGCTGGGAGTCGTAGAGTTGGCTAACAACCTTCTTTACGTCTCTTCGGGTTTACGCGGCGCGGGGGAGATTAAACCCCTCCTCTCGCCGTATGCCCTTTGCCCGACTTGTTAGTACCTCCAGAGGTTTGACCACCCGAGGAGTCGTAGCACTCTGGCCAACTTGGGACATTTACGGAGTTAATCCGCATGTCTAAGAGCCTCGTAGAGCAGCTACTCAATCTGTGGGCCGGCATCTTTAGGGATGCTGCTCACACGTTCCCACACTTGAAGGATGACTTCGAGAGGGATCTCGATACCATCTTTCAGATGTCCGATTCTCATGGGGTGCAGGGTTTGATTCTCCTGCTCCCCAAGATTGGAAAACACCTTGATCGGTGCGTTACCAATAGCTGTTACGTACAGGATTGCTCGCTGCCCTTCACTGGCGCAGCGCGTGATAGCACCCTCCCCATCTTCTTAGGGGGGTTGTACGCAATGGTGTTTGAGTCGGACGGCATGCTTAAGGAGCACCCCGATGTGGAAGCTTATCTCTTTTTGCGCCAGGTCCTTTACCTGGCTAAGAAGTTGGAGTTACCATGTCCTGAAGAATGCGTCCGCCAGACGGTGGAAGCGTTCTTTGAAACGGATCGTTCTCTCCCTGAACCTACGACTGGGTTCTGGGACGATCAAGTTCCTGATGAACGAAGAGTCCACAGAGACTACAGGGGATTCAGTTCCCCCCTCTGCGGATTCAACGAACGTCTCGAATGTGCCTTTCCAGGCAGATCCGGGCTCTTCGGGCGATACCTAGACTTCGTGTTTGGGTATCTAACGACGACGCTCGGTCGGTATGATGCCGGCGAGTGGCGTTCTAAGCATGGCCCAGGTGCTATTGCTGCCAAATCTGGCCCGGTCAACAAGTACCACTGGTACAGTTGGCCATCTCGGCTAGATAGCAGGTTCCCCATCAGCGAGCATGGCTATTACAGCTATAGCTCATTCTTGAGGAATTTCGATGAACAGAACTTCGGAGACGAGGAGGAATCCTCGAGACTCTGTGCTGTTCCTAAAACCATCGATAAGCCTCGGCTTATCGCAGTAGAGCCCTCCTCTCATCAGTGGTGCCAACAGAACATGTGGCATTACTTTTGTGACCGGGTCCAAAAGACTTGGATTGGGGGGTTCGTCCAGTTTAGGGATCAAACCCTGAACCAGACACTCTGTAAAAATGGTTCGGTAGACGGTTCCCTGGCGACGCTAGATCTTAGCGAAGCCAGCGACCGCGTTACCTGCGATCTAGTTGGCGAAATGTTCCGGAGGAATCCAACCCTCCTATGCCACCTAGCTGCTTGTAGGACGCGTTTTGTTCGCGTCGACTCCAGTCTCGGAAGGGATTGGGGTCCTCCCCATAAGTTGCGTAAATTCGCGACTATGGGTAGTGCCTGTACCTTTCCGGTTGAGTCTCTTGCCTTCCTCGGGATAAGTATGGCTTCCGTGCTCTACGCACGTCGATTGCCCATGCGTATCGAGGTGGTTGAGTCCCTCCGGGGAGAAGTCGGTGTCTTCGGGGATGATATAGTTATCCCCGTTGATGCGTGGGACACCGTCCATTGCGCCCTTTCAGCATTATGCTTTAAGGTTAACACCGCAAAATCCTTTGGAAACGGAAGTTTCCGTGAGAGTTGCGGAGTCGACGCTTGGCGCGGGGTAGATGTAACCCCCGTGTATTTGCGACGTGCAATGGATGGAGGACCTGAATCGGTGGCAAGTACGCTAGATAGCAGGAACAACCTTTACAAAAGGTTCTACCTGAACGCTTGCGAGATACTTGAACGATCCCTCGAGGAGTCCTTTCCTCGGGTACCATTGGATTCAGGAGTCACGGGTCTGTTAACGTTTCAGAGAGAGGGTCGGTTGCCGCAGTTCACTAAATTGCGTTACAATCGGGCTCTTCAAAGACGTGAAGCTTGGCTCACTTGCTTTAATGCTCGTGTAGAAAAGCATCAGACCGATGACGACTCACTACTGCATCAGTTCTTCATTGAACAACCTCCTCCGGGTATAACCTGGACTGCAGGGTTTGTGGTGAGTTCCTCGACGAAGATGTCGAAGAAATGGGTTCCCATCGAGAGTCTAAAACCGCTGTGTCGGCCAACGGCTCCAGGCTAGCTGTAAGCTAGTACAACGATGGGAGAGGTAGGGGATGCCGGCTACCGCTATCATGCAGTACTCGGCACCACTCAGCCC